TTTTATGACTCCTGAATCATTTTTAATAGTTCCTTCTATTACTTGTCCATGTCGAATGATTGTATTGCCTTCTTCAAATCGACCTACCACTACGACATCATCATTAAGTTCTGCTGGATAAGGAAGAGTAATAACAGTTTCAACCCCTAATGCTCCTTCATTATTTAATGTTAGATACTTTGTAAAACTGCAATTTCCACTAACAGAAAGACTTGTTCCAGCCGTGTAGGTGAAAGTATTTCCATCAGTAGAAACGGTTGCAATTGTGTATGTCCCACTTATCCCATCTCCACTTGTTAGAGCAATATAAATAGAATCATTAACTGAATACCCATGATTTGTTGAGGTTACTGTAACTGTGGTTCCTGACTGACTATACGTTCCAGCAGTTACAGGTTCAGTTGTCTTTCTATCTAGCAGTATTTCTATCTCTGTACCTGCATCTATTTGCTCTGGTCTTAAAGATACTTTCTCTAAATAAACTCCATCTGAATATTCAATAAGAACATACAAGTCACTTCCTTGAACAGCACCACCAACAATCTTTCTATTGTCGCCTTTTATTTCCCAGTAAGACCATGCTGATTGTAACTTTGTATCTTCTTCAAAGAAGAATTTATAGATGTAAATCCTTTTAGGTTCATCAGCACTAATCATTACAATTGATTCTTCTGCAACAGCAGAGATTAATGTGCAAAGATTGTCATCAATAAACCTTGGAATACTTGAAGTAACATCTTCAGACAAAGGTACTGAACCACTAGAGTCAGGCAAGAAGAACTCTCTTAACCCACTAAAGTTACCTTTCGGTGTAGCGAAATATGTGTTACGACCTACTGCAATAGGATCGACAGATTCAACCATGTCATAGGAAGTTATCTGTGTGATTGTTGCTGTCTTAGGAGTAAGAGCAGAACCTACATTTAAGCCTGCATCTAATCTAAATTGAGAGTGTCTACTAAATAAAAGAAGTGTGTTAGCAAAAGAGATACTAGACTTCAATAGGTTAATAGATGTACCACCTGTACTTAAATCAACAGGGTCACTATCAATAATAGTTTGTACAGTTTCAGGCCAGAATCGATTATAACTATCAGTAGCAGAAAGTATTACATTCTCATCAGCAATAAAGATTAATCTGTTTCTGAAAAGGTTTAGGTTTTGTATTGTGTTTCCGACAAAAGAAGGATTAGGTGCTGTCTTTTTATCACCTGTAATTCGACTTGACCATGTATAACCATAAGACAAACTTCCTGAACTGCTTTGACTTTGAGGGGCTGTATAAGTAAATTTATTAGTTGGATCAGTTGAGTCAAGAAGGATATGAAAAACTCCTAAAGTTGCAGCACCTGTTGATGGCCTGATTAGTAAAAGTTCTCCATTCTTTAATCCGTGATTATTTGATGTAACAGTAACTGTTGTACCTGACTGAGCGTATGTAACCCATGTAAGAGTATTTACTGGGATTATATGTTTAAAAACTTCTTGTACTGTGTATCTTTTAAAAGCAAAAGTAACAGCATTAGTTTCTTCGTTTACTTCTCGGACAAGAACGTGAGGCATTGTTGATCCATCAAATTCATATTCAATGCCAGGTGCAACTGTTTCTTTCCAGACTCCTTCCCCAAAAGTTCCTACGCTTTGTCCTTCTTTGCTTAACTCAAACTTCACATAGTAATCATCTATTTCTGTAGCTTTAGAACCTTGAACTCTAACAATAAAACCTTGGTAAGCTTTTACTGGTAAGTCATCTAGATCATCGACAGCATCTTTAATTGCTTTAGTGTCTTCACTTGTTCTGCCGTCTGTGCTTGTTAATGTATATTCCCCGCCATCGTCTTTAATTATTTTAATAATATGATCATCGTTGGTAACAGTAAAGCCACTAATACCATTTAATTCAGATGCTAATTCATTAGCAATCGTGACCGTAGATAATGTTCTTTTAATAGTAATAGTGCAGTTTACAGCAACACTAACTGTGCTCCAAGTAGCACCTCCTGCTCTTATATATTTAACTGTGTCCGTTACGGTTCCTGTTGTTGCTGTGTAGGTTCCTGCTTTTACACCAGTAGGGACTGATCCACTAAAAGTAATATCAAAAGTATCTCCCGATGCTGCTCCGTGAGAGATGGCATTAACTGTAACTTCATTGCTTCCTTGAGTAAAAGTAGCAGTACCTTCAATTACTTTTCCACCAGCAGGATATGTTGTAAATGTTTTTTCTGTTCCATTCAGATCAACTTTATATTCAGTGTCGTAATTAGCAGCCTTAATAAATACCATTGACTGCGTAGCTGATCCTGTTGCACCTCCCTGCATATGTACAGGTGAAGTTGTATCTGCCATTGCAACTTTCTTTTCTCTATTCACAATGAATGTGAAGTCACCGACAGACGCAACTCTAAAAGTTTCAGAAGGTTTGCCGTCAATATTTAAGTAGCCAGTTCCATCAGGAGTTGTAAGTTTGCTATTACCTGTCTCGTAGATTGTTCCGTCTAAATCACATACCTTAATACTGTTATCCATAATGATAACCATGTATTGAATATTTCCATCTCTTTCTACTAAGTGAACAAAAGGTCTATTAGTTCCTGCACTACCTGAGAAGAGTTTCGCCAGGTGGTACATCGGTGGTCTTTTCTTTAATCCTTCTACAGGGCTAGGCATACAGTTGATAACTTGCTCTGCCTGTGATGCCAGTCTCAACGCAGGAGGTTGTTGGCTAACTCCATTAATGAGGTTAGGTATAGAAGAACTAATTAAAGGCATGACTATCTAAGAACAGTACGACTTGGTTGGTAAGTCTGGAATACTCCTGTGTGATTAGGATTACCTCTAATCATATTGTGATCACCTGCATTAGTTTCTTCTTCTAAGAATTGTGCCTTAGCTTCTGCTTCTGCTGTGATATTTATCTGACTTAAATCTGCACTACCTAGTATCTGTTCTTGTAGTGTGCGACCTGCTTTAACCATCATGTACTGACGGGCATGTTCAGGGAGGTCAGTCCAATCAAGGATATAAGTTACATCTGCTGTTAAGTCTTCATCAAAGAGAGAAGTGTTATTACGTCTGTCGTATAGCTTTGATCCTCTTTGTACGACTTCAAGATCTGGATACTCATAAGGATCAATCTTTACTCTGCTTATATCTGAACTTAAATTAATTTCTTTTGATGAATCTCTAGTCAGAGTTCTTTCGTAGTCAGTGTTAAACGACCAGCCTTCAGCTTGAATTGTTCTACTAACTTCGTTAAGTGTGTCGCTAGCTTGTCTTGCTAAACCGAACTGACCTTCAAGACTATTGACAGGTGCTTCACCCATCATTCGCAGTACTTTATTAACTGCTTCTAGTTCAGTAGTTAGATTAAGGCCCATAAGAAAAGAGGGGGCACGAAGCCCCCGTAGTGTGTGATGTTAGCTGGTTGCCCAGTAAACTTCGATAGCGCAGTCTGGACGTAGAACGCCTGTTCCGTGCATCATTGAGCCAACCATGAATGTTCCCTGCCATAACGCATGAACATCCGAACCTGTTTGCTCCATCTTCAAGTCCATTAACTTAACAGTACCAACAGCTTGCTTGTTAAAGACAAGTCCAACGCTGTCTGTGTAGTTAGCATGGTATGTGTTGTTCTCACCAGTTACAGCAGAACGGTTTGTAGTTGGCAAGTGGTTAGACTTGATGATGCTGATACCAGCTACCTTCAAGACTGTTCCATCTGCGTATGCTCCAGAACCACCCCAGTCTCTGTTGAGTACGTCTGTTGTCTGAGCTAACTTGTAGTACTCAGTTGGGCCAAGAACGATATACCTATCATTCTCAGGGACGTTGTTGATATCAAACTTCTCGGCTGCTGCCCACATCGCAGAAACCAAGTTCGCACCAGTGATGGCTGCTTTGTTAGCAGCAACAATCTTGATACGAGTACCACCAGGAAGGTCAGTGTTAGCGTTAGTGCTGGTTCTTGCTGCTTGAGCAATAGTAGCTGCTACGTTCTTGTCGAATGTATTCGCAAGAGCCGTGCCCATCTCGATAGAGTACTGGCTACGCACGTCATAATGGTTCTTAGCCTCGTCTACATCGGCAATAAATACGTTTGATACAAGCTTGTCATCAATGTTGATGGTTACTTCGGCATGCTTGATAGCGTTGCCTGTAAGCTGTGTACCAGGCGTATGATACGCAGTAGAACTGTTACCAATAATTGGGAACTGACTGCTTTTGCCTGATGCTATTGTCCGTACGTTATGTAGAGACTCGAACACGGTTGCTGCCTTGAACGAAGAAAGAACTTCTCCACTAAAGGTCTTAAGGAATAGAGCGTCATAGCTAGTACCCGTAGCATTTACGAGACCTAGCCGTGAGCTAGTAAAGTTAGCCATACAATTTGTACGGTAGATAGAAAGGGTTTGCCCATCACTATCTCTTCCACTTGGGGTATCCCTCGCAAGGGGCCGTTGCTTCTACGAGAAGTTAGGTAATTAAATAATACCTCTTAAAAGACTTTTGAGCGACTAAGTTTTTCTTCTACTTGTTTTCTGTAAGCAGGATCTTCTTTGTATTTAGGATCATTCATAG